CTTCTTCGTCTTCTTCACTCTCCGAATTTACTTCATCAAATTTTTTAGACAAATAAGCGGACATAACTTTTTTATTTGTCAACCCCGTCCATTCTTCTTCGGGGTAACCAGCTTCTTTAGCCATGTCCTTCATTTCGGTTATTGACATACCTTTTAATCCCGCATCGAACTCTTCCTTTTCTGATATTTCTCCGTCGCCATTTTCATCTTCTTCAGATTCTTCTTCGCTCTCTACTTTCTTTTTAAGATACTCCCAATCATTAGTACCTGTAACTAAATGAGCGGCGCATTTAGGAGAAACATCAGTTAATCCGTTAGAATCAATATCTATAATTCCATCCACGGGAACACAAAGCTTCATAGAAGCCACTTTTGGATTTTTTGCTTTAATTTTCATTTTTATTACAATTTAAAGAAAAAAGGGATAGGGAAATTTTGCCCTACCCCTTTAATCAAGTTTAACAATTTTTTTTATTATTTTACAAACTTACCAATATTGATAAATCTTACCATTTTCTTGGGAGCGTACAAGAATGGAGTTCCGTACAACAATACCATGAAACGATAAGCTGGGCCAAGAAGAGCTAATTCCATTTTCATTAGAGGAGCTAATTGAGCAAACTCAACTACTTCATTATCGAATTGGAACATAGCAGATTGATCTGTATTAGGTAAGAATCTGTTCATATCTCTTACAACAGTTTGACCTGCTCCGTCATAACCTCTTGACAAATCATCAAGAGACACTTCAAATAACGGGAAAAATTCTCCATTAGCAGCAACTCCTGATAAGGTACGATAAATTCTGTAACCCGTAGCTTTGTTTACACCTCCGCCGTCGGCAAATTTTAAATCTACAGCCCCATTAGCAACTCCAGCTACTGCAGCTGTGTTGTAAATAGCCATATCAGATTCGCCATAACGGTTCAATGCCACAACTCCATAATATACATTTCCAGCGTCAGAAGAAGCCCATTTACTACCTGTAACAGATGTTGGGACAGCAGTTGGAGTAGTTGAATCCCAAACTGGTTTCGCAGGAGCTTTTTGAGAATTTGCAGCGGTGCTTGAATTTTTACTTGGCAATTTCTTGAAGAATACATCATGATTTAAACCAACTCGACCGAATTGAGAATCAAATGCTTGGACGTGTTGACCCATAATACCATCTGACAAAGAAGGCGTATTAGGCATAATGAATTTGTTACCGTAAAAATTCTTTACGAAACTAGACAAAACAGCTGGTGGACCATAAATCTGAGTCCCCAATCCGTAGTTTTCTACGATAGAATTTGCAGCAGTTTCTATTGCGTCTTCAGTTAAAGCCGAACCTCTAAGGTCAACGACTTGTTCAGAGTTCATATATTCAGCATAGTTGGCCCAAGCGTCAGATTGCATCTGTTGAGCCAAGAAACCATTAAATTGTTCAGGAACTATTTTTTCATTACCGAAATACAAACCTTGATTCAAAGTTCGTAAAAGCCAAAGTGTACCGTCTTTAATGGTGCGTTCCATTACAGAACCTACCATTGTATTGACAAGTGTCATTTGATGAGTGATACTCTTGGTAACGCCAAGGTATTTCACCAACTGAGCTCTACGTACAAATGTACTGTCTTCTTCCTCAGGCAATTCTCCTTCTCTATTCCAACCGCCGCGATTAGCACCGTATGAAGTTTGTTGGTTATACTCTTCTACTGTATTATAAGCAGCTTTTTTTGGAACGTCTTTCCATAAACGAATATCATTCTCACGGAATGTAATATGTTTCAAAGTTTTCTCTAAAGATTCTACCTTTAAAGCTGCGCCTGATGCAGTAGACAAGTCCGCTGTGTCACGGCCAGTAATCTGTTCAGCGGCTAACGCTTTATTTAAAGCGTCAAGATCAGCTGAAGTTCCCATTCCATTATGGGCGCCATCTTGTTGAGTAGCATAACCATAATCGGCAAGGTTTATTGATAATCTTTCCATTTTCTTTTATTTATTTATTGTTATTTAACAATTTCAAAACCGTAATCATTTTTGATACGGGCTATAATATTTGCCGGCAAAGATTTGGTAGCTTCAAAATGAGTTACAGCCTTACTGAATTCATCATCATACCCTTTAGCAAAAGTAGCTTGGTCAAGTAATTCGGCTACAGCCGCACCTTGTCTACTCATACTTATTTGCTTTTCATTAGTTTTTTCTTTTCCTCCGAAGTCATTGTCATTTCCCTTTGAGAACTGACGTTCAACGGGTCTTGAAGACGATAGAGATTTGGGAGCTGGGACTTCTGCCCCGAATGCTTCAACCCTCTCTGACATGGAAGAAATAGTTTCATCTTGTGCTTTTACAACATCTAGCAATTCACTCTCGCGTTCTGCCGCAGCTTCAAGTTTTTGAGTAGCGTCTTTCATCATAACCCCAAGTGCCTTAATATACTTAGAATTGATTTGATGAGATGTAGCTATAGCCTTTTCGATTCTGTCGAAACGGTTGCCGCCATCTGCGCCTTTTTGAACTTTCTTACCCCCTTTATTTTCAGCTTCTTCATCTTCTTCGTCTTCATTGGCTTCCTCTTCAGCAGTTTCCTCTTCGTCAGCCTCCTTTTTCTTAGTAGATGTTTTAGCTTTCTTGGTAGGTTTCTCGGACTGCATGCCATCGCCGCCGCAACCCTTTGTGACGTCATCTCCTTCAACTGCATCTAGCCCTAGAGCTTCGTATGCCTTTTGAATATCGTCACTTGTTACGTTTTTTCTTCCTTCCATGTTCGCAATTTTTATTAACATTAAATGAATTTTTTCTGCTTTATCAATACTAATAGCTGGAATGTCCTTGAAAAGTTTTTCTACTATTTCAGCTTTTGAAAAATTTTGTTTTTTTACTTTTGAATCTACTGATTCTTTTTTCAAAGCGGAAGCGTTCTCCGTATTCAATCCCTTGTCTTCTTCTTTTGTATTTTCTTCTTCCTCATCGTCAATATCATCCGTCTCTCCTTTTATTATATTGGCAAAGGTTTTAGGGTTTTTAGGTTGATGAGTTATAGCTACTCCTGTAATAATAGCTTTTGATATTTGTTTATAATCAGGAGATTTTTTGTCATTAGACTTTCTTTTTATAACTCTACCTTCTATTGAGTAACCCAAACGTCTAGTCTTTGAATCTTTTTCAAGAGTTTGAGCTAATTCCCAAACGTCGCAAGCTATTTTGCTTGAAGGATAAAGATCAGTTTCTATGTACAAACCCTCTGGGCGTATTTCTGCCGTAGTAGGCTCTCCAATAATAGTTGAAGGTTGTCCCTTAGCTTGATGGTGCCAATTAACTAAACCATTTTCTTTTAATGGTTTTATATCAAAACCCTTAGGGTCAAGATACTCTCCATCGCTATCTTTATCGGAAGTTGAAGCTATTCCGCCCAATCTCATGATTTTTTCTCCCGTAGTGGGATCAAGACAATCTTGCGATTTTTCTATGGGACACCAGAACTCAAATTTATCTTCTATTTTTGTCATCTTTTGTATAAAATAAAATAAGATCAAAAGTATTGAACTTTCGACCTTATTATAACTGCCAATATAGGAAAATATTATTTATCTGACATAGTTCTTTTTATCCAACCGAAAAAATATTTCTTATTGCTAGATTTTTTATCGCAAATAGATATATAATATTTTGTTTTTTCTATCTTCCTTGCGTTAGAATAATTTTTGTAAGATATTGTTGAATTCAAATATTTTATACTATCTCTTAAAATAGATACCCTTTCATTTAATTTGTTTATTTCTATATCTTTTGAAATATTCTTAGAATCTATAGAATTATTTATTTTATTTGAGTTGCCACAATAATCAAATAATGAAAACAAAATAAAAATTATTAATAAATTTTTCATACTACTGAATTTAATTTTATTAACAAATCTTGATTCATAACTCCCGTTTCTTTCATTTTAAATTGTCTCTCCGAAAGTTTAACAGAAGTGCCGCAACCCATATTAACGGCTGTGTCATACATATCGTTTGCAACAAATTGATTTTTTATCTTATCACCCCAAACAATATCCCAATAATTAGTTTTATAAAATTTTTGCTCTAAAGTTACTAATGAACTTCTTTTATCTGAAAGATTCTTCGGAAAACCTACTTTTTTCTTTTGAGAATCTATTATGCTCCAACCTTCCCAATTAGGATGAGATTTTCTAGCTATTCCGAAGTACGTTTCTCCGCCATTATCATTAGGGTCATTGACATACCCTCCTTCAAATTTACCTGTACGATTATAAGCCGTTATAAAATCTGCCATATTGTTATTTATTTGCTTTCTTTTTAGCGGTCTTTATTATTTCCAAAACAGTATTTATCGCATAACCTATTACTCCATCTGTAAATTTACCCGTGGCGGTCAAATCACTTCCTATGTCACTCCTATTAACAACAGAATCGTCTGCGTGAGCCCTTGCAGTTCTTAAAATCCAAGTTCTTCCTGGTGACGCTTCTTTAGAAGGCTCTGGAACAAAAGAAGAAGCTTTCTTAGTATCAGAAGATTTTTCTTTAACGGTTTCCTTTTTATCTTCTTTGGAAGTCTTTTCTACGGGCTTCTTAGTTTCTTCTTTTTTGGAAGAAATTTTCATAAAATTATCATAATTAGTAGCCTCTCTCATTTTTTTATCAGTAAAATCCATTTCATTTAAAACAAAACTTCCGCTCTTATTAAAAGCATTTTTAATTCCTAATTTTGTTACCTGATGTTTTTCAAAATTTGCTGATAAATTGAAACCTTTATTTTCGGCAAACTTACCGTCATGATATAAAAAATTAAATCTTATATTGTCATTATTTTTATCATAACCGCTTATTCTTACGACGCCATCTGTTTTAGATAAAATATCATTTAACGATTTGATTGAATAAACTTCTTTATTTTTTATTTTTTTATTTTCAGAAGTTTTTTCTACAACATTTTCAGTCTCTTCTTTTTTAGAAGATTTTCCATCTTGTTTAGAATTACCAGAAGGATTTTCATAAGAATCTGTTTTCTTTTTATTTCTCCAATCCCCCTTACCTCCTGCGGCAGACGAAACCCAAACCCACTTACCATTCTTATGTATTTCGCCTTCGGTATGAGCCTTTTCAAAGGTCTTCACATCATCTAATAAAATATCTTCTGCTTTCTCTAAAGGCATATCTTTTTCATTGAAAAATTCATCGTCTTGAGCTTTCCAGGTCTCAGGTAATAAATCTTCTTTATCAAGTTCTTTAGCGCGTTTCTTTATCCAAGTTTTAGCCTTAGCTTCGTCTTTAGCTCTTCCAACTGAACGAATGGCGTCTTTTAAATCTTGAGTATTTCTTATAGGGAATGAACCATCGGGCATAGCTTCTTTTTCTTTAGATAAAGTTTTTCTCTTCTTCTCAGAAAAATCATGTTCATTACCTCCTTTTTCTATTACGTCTTCAAGCAATAATGCTTCGGCTTTTTCTATTGTCATTTCATCCATGATATGTTATTTTTAGAAAATTAATTATGATAAAAATAATAACTGTTAATCAGTCTCCCATCTTATAGGAAGAGTTATTCCATAAAAATCTTCCATTATTTCATTAGTTATTTTTTTAACATTTTCAGAATCTTTTCCCTTATCTAATTCTTTATTTACAAGTTTCTTTCCTCCTTTAACAAGTCTTATAACTTCCTTAATGTTCTTTTTAGCATTGAATAATTCATGAACTAAATCAAAATTCCACTTAGTATCTTTCAAATACTTTGAAGAAGACATTTCAGAAGCTTTCTTAAGAATCTCAGCGAATTGTTTAGGAGTGGCATCCCAAGGAATAATTATTGCTCTTATATTTTCAAATAGAGGGTCATATAAATCTTTAGTTTCTCCCTTAATAAGTCCTTTATAATCTCTTAAAACGGGATAACAACCACTTAGCATAGCTTCTATTATAAATCCATTAATATGCGTTCTACAATAATTTGCATAATGTTGAGCCCAAGACGGGTCTACCGCGAATTTACTATTAAACAAATTCTTCCTTACATCTTCTCCACTTATCTGTCCTAGATATTTCATACCGAACTTTTCAGCTACATCCCAAATCTTTTCTCCAATATATTTTTTACTTATATCAGGGTCTCGTTTTCTACTAACTTTATAAGTTTCTTTACATTTAGTAGGTGCTACCATATAAGCTTGTTCTATTCCCGACCCCGCTATCTTTACAGAATATTCTTCATCAAGATAAGGGATAGCTCTTATAAGGTCATCAACATGTTTCATAGATTTAAAAATATGAGCGGCAAAAAAATCGTTTTTTCTCTTACTCATAATTTTTAAGGGCATATTATCTCCTTCTTTTAAAAAACGAGGATTTAGCAATAAAGTTCTTGGTATTCCTATATTCTCACAACAACGATAAGCGGCTATATGAGCGCACTCTAAAAATAATATCTTATCTTTCAAGGCGGTTATATTACTAGCTCTTATGTCAAAATAAGCATCGTGAACAATAAAGATTTGTTTTATATCAGACGTAGGAAGGTCAAAGAATTTCCACCAAAAACTAAAATCCCCCTTACCCCACGCACTTGATTTAGTAGGCATAAAATTCCACATTATAAGATCAAAATCTTTTACAAGGTTATGCCATCTTTCTAAAGCATTCTTTTCAAAAACTCCTATACGATTACTCGGCGGAAGAAAAAAACCATAATAATTATTCTTCCAATAACAAGTCGCTTCATCGTATTCATAGCCGCCGTTCTGGGAGTTCGTCTTCAATTTATCTTGAAAACGCCCACTCTCAAATTCTTTTATTTTATTGTCGTAAGTCTTTTGATTCGTAGCAGAATTTGATAATTGTGCTATATCTACCGTATGTCCAAGAGATTTCAAAGCTTTAACTTTAGCCGTTACATGCTCTATAATCCCGCCATACTTTGCTATCTCAAAATCTGCTATAAGTATTTTCATATCTTTTTAAAATGGTAAATCATCTGCCGAATTATTTATTACTATTGGTTTATAAATTTCTTCGGGAAGTTGTTTTTTTATGTAACCCTGTTCGTAAAATTGAAGTCCACTCTGAGAACGATAAAATTTTGAAGCTAATTTCCATTTCACTTCGTCAAATTCTTTAACATCATAAGAAGCTTCCAAACTTAAAAATTTCAATCTTTCCGATAAATGAAATTTAGCCTTTCTTTTATATGAATGAGGAAACTCTCTATAACAATATTCGGCATACCCATAACAATACAATAAATTAAAAACCCAATGATGAAAAGGATGTCCGATACCTAATGGAGAAAATACTACATAATCAGAATTTTTTCTTAAAAAATTTTCAATGAATTTTATAAGCTTTTTTTGCATTTCAGATAATTTTTTTTCTCCGTAATATTCTCTCAAAAAATCTTCCGATTGTTGATTTGACATCTCCTTATACAATTTATAATACCCATAGTAACTATCATCAATAAAATCTGAATCAAGGCTATGAAATGGTATATTAAGAAAATCAAATAATTTTTTGTCTTCGGCTATTCTCTTCGGGTCACTCTCTACAGTAAGAACCTGAACTTCATATTCTGGCATAAATAAAATATGAGAACAACTAAATAATCCGTCGTCAGAATGAGGTTGTATCAATAATACTTTTGTTTTTATTTCTCCCATTTTCTTTTGATTATTATAGAAGATAATGGACCAAATTTACTAACTTCTTTTGCCATATTTTTAGCTTCTGACGAAATTTCAGGTAAATCTTTTTGTCCTGAACTATCTGGTAAAAAACCTACTCTCATACTCATATTTGTACAACCACTACAAGGTTTGAAATCTCTACTATAATTATACAACATAATTCTAGCTGCTTGAAAACGTTCATGGTTCCACAATTCAACTATACCCATATCATTAATATTAGCTATCGGATATTCACCACGAAAATCATCACAACACAATGAAACATTACCATCATATCTAAAAGCTAATTCACGAAACGGCATAGTACATCTTTTTTTATTATAAGATAAGTTTAGAGGTGCTGCGGCACCGCAATGATTAGCAAGCTTTCTGGTTATCTTATGATCATCTTTGATAGGAGGTAAAAGAAGTATTCTTTCTTTCTTATTATTAGTGTATAATGGTATTCCCTTATTATGAAATACGATATTCCAATCTCCTTTTATTTCGTTGATAAAATTCCAATCTCCTTCGTCGGAATAACAATCTACAATAAGGTTATTTATTCCAGAATCAAATAAATTCTTAAGATACTTTTCTTTGTTTTCAGAATTATTTATTCCATATCCGTTAGTATACATATGGAATACGGCATCTGGAAGATTCTTTCTAAAGATTTTTATTATTTCAAAAATCTTGGGGTTCAAAGTCGGCTCTCCGTGCTGAGCAAAAACTATTTTACTATTCCAACCCGCTTTTGATATTTCGCTTGCTATTCTCTCGGCTATTTTTAAATTCATATGATTCCAAGGTTTAGTTCCCTTTTCTCTCATACCTCTTAAACCACAAAATGAACAACCTAAATTACAACCTTCTGTCGGCTCTATCAAAACTGTGAAAGGAGACTGTTGTAAATCTTTAACTAAGACATTTTTATTTTTCATAAAACAAATTATTTTGAAACTTTTATGTTTAACTTTATATCTTTTAACTTTGAATTTTTAGAAATTACTTTAATCGGTTTTGTAAACGCCCGAAGTTTTGAATCCCAAGCAAAACCCGCCTTTTTATTATTTATAGTACAACGACAATAAGGATGAGTTGGAGAAATAGTCGGAAGCCATTGAGAAGTTTTTCTTCCTATATTATTACCATTTTTAATTATTTCAGATAATTTAAAAACAATCGGCTCACTGTCGGAATCTTCAGGATTAATCAAATAAAGTTTTTTACAATGTTTACAAGCTCCTGTATATACATCAAAATAAACTTCTGCTTCTCCTCCGTAATTTTTTAATATGCTTTGAGCTCTTCCTGTATTATATGATTCATGAGTCAAATAATAAGCTATTCGAAGCCAATCTACTTCCCAATCTTTAGAAATATTAGAAAGCTCCGAAGCTAAACTTCTTGCTCCTGACCTTAATTCAACTGCCTTTATTGCCTTTCCTCTTATTATTTTTTGAACTAATAAGGATTGGCTTTGATTATTTTTTAAAACGGAATTACTCAAAGAAGTTCTCATCCTACTTCCTAAACTAGTTATATCGTTATAAACTCTATTTTTAACATTCTGAAGAGCAAATTCTTCCTCTTCTGTAAGAGGTATGAAATTCCCCGAAGAAAGGAACTTTTGAAATTGAAGGTATGACATTTTTTTAGCTCTTTCATCTCCTATAGATTCAGCTAATATTCCAAAAAGAAAAGCATGTTCGATTACTCCCTTTTTATCTTTAAACTTATCAATATTTATCCCATGAGATTTCAATATTAATTTATCCGACGCGGAAAGAAAATCAAGCCCTATTTGGCTTGATATAAATACCAATTCATATTTTCTTAAAATTGATAATAATTCTTGTATTTGAGATTGGTTAAAAATCATGTTTTCTTCTCCTTCTCGTTTTCTTTAATAGCCGAAGCTGTTTCTTTAGCTAAATATTTAACTATTTCTCCCATAGCCGAAGCTGTATTTTTATTCCAATCTTTTATTAAAGTGTCTTCATATTGTGTCACAGCGGGAAACGGCGAAGGTATAAAATGAATTTCTTTATTTTGTTTTTTCGACATGTCTTTAAAATTTTATCCCCGCGTCTATAGTATATCCATATTTATCTTCGATTCTAATTCCAGAAACTCCTAACATAAATTTTTGTTTTAAGTCAACTCCAAACTGCATTTTATTAGTTTTAAAGTCAACCGACGTTCCCACTATACCATAAAATTGCAACGTAGGTACTCTGTAAATCACTTCTTTCTCATGAACAGTACGAATATTAGTTTGAATAAAAGAACTCGTAGAAACAAGCTTATTTTGACTGACTACAGCATCGACTTTGAAAGTTCCCAATGTGTCATTAGAAAAATCCAAATTATATCTTCTTTTTAAATAATAATCTTTCCACGTAGCAAATAATTTAGTTGTATCGGTTTTACTTGGAACAGATATTGAATCTGGTATAGAAACCTCTACCTTATACGGAGAAGGAACTTTTATTGTATCCCTTACAATATCTCCTTTTACCCAAGATGTAGTTGTAATTGTTTTAGTTTTTTGTTCCGAAGGTTTTGCACTAGATTTACCTATCAAATAACCTATAAAAATTGCTATCGCAAATAAAATAAGTCCGCTTACCGATATAGTTATGCTTTTATTCATACTATTTTTGAATTTATTTTTTTATCATATTTTTCTATCATCTCTTCAAGTTGAGATATTTTTTGTTTGTAATCTCTTTCTCTATTTTTGCTTTCTTCTTCAAGACTATGATATTGTTCAAGCAATTGACTATATTTTTCTTTTTCAAGTTCTCTTTGCTTTTCGTAATCACTTCTCATTTCAGTTAACTCTGACTTAAAAGAGACAATGATTTCATTACTCAATTTTCGTTCATTTTGATATTCCGTATATATTGTATCATACCTTGATTTCCACCAAGTATCTTTCATATCAATCTCTTGATTCAAAACGTCATATCTTTTTTTCCAAAATTCGTCTCCCTTTATGTCAGCTTCTGCTGAAGCATTTCTAACTTCTTGCTCATATTTTCTTCTATTCAATACTCTTGTCGAAATAGCATACCCCAAACTCCCTGTTCCGAATAGAATAGATATTATAGTAAAAGCATTTTCAGATAACCACCCCATTTTTAAATTACTTTATTTTGTTTATTTTACTCTTAGCTATTTTGACTCTCTTGCGATAATTATCAGTATTATAATCTGATCTTAAACAACGTATTATTTCATCGGCAAATAATTTTATTATTTTTTCAAAAGCTATCGAATAATTTTCATAGTCCGAAGGATTATCATAAGTACAAAGATAAAATATAGCTTTTATCGAAGAGCTAACTTTATTAAAAAATTTAAACCAATCTTTATCGTCAGAACTAACAAATTTAAAATCTCTCCAATGTATATTAGGAGTTAATACATCTAAGTCATTAGAAAGATTATAAGCAAAGTCTCTTCCTATATAAGAACAATTTTTATTCAATGTTAATCCGCAACCTTTTTTGCCATCTCTATAAAAATCAAAAGTTAAAGCCATGCCGAATGTTTTATGTTTTCTTAAACAATTAAAAAAATCATAAGAATAATCAACTACCACTTCAACTTCTCTTTTTTTTAATTCTTTGGCAAGAGCGTCCTTAAAAATTTTAGAAGGCTTATCAAAACGTCTTGATGTTAAATAAACTATTTTGCACATAATTTCTTATGATTTATTTATAAATCTTATATTGAATAAGTTATTATCTTACTATGAAAATTGTCATAATTTTTTTTATAAATAAAAAGTTTAAATTCTAAATTTGATTTCCAATCAAAACTTGATGTTTGTAATACATCGTTTAAAAGATAATAAAAATCTAACTGAGAACCATCAGGTACAGGTTGTATAATAACCCTTGTCATTACGCTACCGATTGATAAACTTTTTAAATAATCTATTGACACATAATAATCACTCCAATTTATTTGAACGTTATCTCCATTTTTAATTACTGGCATTAATAAATTTATTGATAATGGTACGGCAGTAGATGGACCACTGCTTAAAGTTATTACAGGAGTTGCCGTACTATTAGGATTTTTATACTTATAAGATAAGTTATCAAGTTCTCCAACTCCTGTCCTATGTGTTAATACTCCCAATAATTCTAAACCATTATCTCTATTATCTATATCAGATAAATTTGAATTTATTGACGCTACAGTAGAATCTACTTCAGTTTTTGTATAATATCCAGAAATATAAGATGATATATTCTTAAACCAATACTGAACTTTACCCAACGCCGTTTCAACCGTGTCATTGCTATTTATATATTGTTGAGTTGTGGCTTCAGTAAATTCCGTAGATACTCGTATACCCGTTGCTAATTTGAATTGATTTATCCATCTTTGAAATTTAGATATAATAGTATATAAAGTATCTCCCTTTGCGGCGTCTATTGCAACACCCCCCGTTGTTAAATCATTTGGGATGGCTTTATTATATATAGCCGTTGGAGTTGTTGCGGTGGATAAATCTTGAGAAGCATTTTCTATTATAGCTTGATTAGCTTCTCCTACATTATTTATGGCAGTATTCAACGTTTGTTGATCTGAGTCGTATGAATCTTTAGAAACTACTCCCCCCGACTTATCAAAAATATTTCTTATTGCTGTATTAAAATTGAAAAAGAACCCTCCGTTCCAAGTTATTGAATTTCCCGTTACTGAAGAAAGAAATGAAGATAACTTATATTTAGCAAGTGACCAAACTCCACTTCTGACTATCTTCCCCAATACATAATCGTCGGCAACATAGTCAGGAACTTGTTCATTAAATTGAAATACTAATTTTTTATTTACAGAATCAAAAACTCCTGATATATCGTCAACCAATAGATTAGAAGACGTAACGTGATATTGTATATTTGATCCCAAGTCGTCAATTAAAATATTACCCAAAGAATCATTGTATTGAACTTTAGTAGAGGTAATGGATAGAGCTAAGGAATTTGACTTATCGGAAATTTTAAACCAAGCTCCAACTGATAAACCAACTCCCGTAGCTAAATTTACAAGTTCTGAATAAGTTATAGTAGATATTGTATTTTTATCTAAGACCACCCATTGACTTAAATTTATATCATAAACCTTATGTAATTTTTGATTAGGAGTATTATCATACCAAATCAAAATTGTATTATCTGGTGGCGTTGTTCCTATAAAAACGCCTGAAACTTGACCTAAATTTTTTGTTGCCATAATTATTTTGTTTCTTCTTTTTCTAAGAAATTGTCAAATGCTTTTACCAATGAATTATCTTCTCCCTTACTAGTTTCCTCATCTTCGTCTTCTTCCTCATAAGAATTAGAAGAATTATTTGGATTATCATTATTAGGATTCACAGAAGGATTCTGTTGCGCTAGAGCTGCGGCGTTTTTATTACTTACATAAATAGCATTGTTAGGAGCGTCACCTTCTTCTAAAGGTTTCATCTCATATTTTTCTCTAGCTTCATTAACTGTCATGAAACTGCTAACTTTATCAATATCCATTTTCAATTCTTCATCAATAGTCAAACCATTTAATCCTACAAAAATAAATTCATAATCAGGATTAATTTGTTCAACAATATATTTATTTATTTTTCTTTGCATGAATTTCAAAAGAGGATACAAACCTTTATCTTTAGAATGCTTTAGTCTTTGTTCTTGGCTTCCTTCAAATAATCCTCCTCCACTACCCGAAGAGTGACTGATGTCCCAACCTATTTCAGTTGGATCAATAGAATAAATTGCACAAGCTAATTTTATCAAATACTCCATCCAAGAAGAGTATTCCATGTCTCTATTATTTTTTTGTAAATCAATCCAATCTACATCTGCTTCTACAACAGGAGTTTTCCAAGATTGCATTACTCCTGATATCATAGATTGCCATTGTTGTTTAAACTGTTGTAAAGCCGCTTCGTTATTAGTTCCTTTTATTCTAAGCAAACCCTTAGGAGCCGACCCCTGACTAAAGAATCTTCTATTGTATTCATCTCCCCATAGCATTGAAGTAACTACATTTATCAATTCCTCAAGTTCTGAACATCCGTAACCGTTAGCGAATATTGAAGTAGATGGATTCCTAATGGCGAAACAAAGTTCCCAAGGATAAAATTCATTTACTTTCATATTTTGATATACTTGAACATAAGCTGGATAATATCCATGAATCTTTGCGCCAAAATCTTTTCTATCTTGCCAAACATTTGCCCCCTTTCTTTGAAAAAATACATTATCATAATCTTTATCAAAAAAAGAATCTGACATCCTATAAGTGGCAGCGTCCGTAGCCATGAATGATTCTAATTGTCCTCTTCTATTTCGTATACATTCAAAAGTCATTTGATCATATACTAAAGAATCTTCAACGGTCTTTCTTATAAATGTATCAAAATCGTCATGATCCCAAGAGTTTACATTTCCTCCCTTTAATATAAAATCAGTTATTGCAAACGCTATTTTTTTATCTCTATTATCCATCTTCTGCTCAATACCGCCCTTAGGTTTTTTTCTAACAACAAAACCTGTAGAATATTTATTCTCTTGAGTCTCGGCAAAGTCCGCTACTTGATTTTTTCTAGTTTTTATTATAGAATTTATAATGGGAGTTTTAGCCATTCTTCTTATCGTTTCATAAGACAAGGAAAAAGGTTTATCCTTATATCCTAGATTTGCATTGAATTCTAAGGGGTCAACGAAAAATGACTTTGGAGTTTGTTCATTTTTATTTTGTATAGAATTATAAACTTGATTAGCCTTTACCATATCGTCTGGTGAATCTGAACGTAAAGCCTTTTCAAGAGTTCTGAACTTCTTGGCTTCTAATTTCTTTTCTGCAAGCGTTATTGCGTCTAACTGTTTTGAATAACTCATACTATAAATCAATTTTTACTTTCATATTATATAACTGTAAAATGTTAAACGAAAATAAAAAGGAGGACACAAAATGTCCTCCTTATAAAAATTATCTTATGTTTGAAATTAAGCTTGAGGCAATGTTATTCCCAACGCGACTGCTTTATCTACTGAACAAACGAAAGGAGTTGGCGCAGAACCAGAAGTCCAAGAACCTCTAGGAAGCGAGAAACTATAAGAATATCCTTCTATTATTTGCAAAGTCTTAGCAACGACGGTAGTTACATGTATTACGTCTTCAATAGTTTCGGCGTTTGTTTTAGTCCCCGTCAAAACAAAATCGGCTTGAGTTCCATTAACAATAGTAGGAGTTAATGTTAATACATGAGTTGGAACTCCAAGAACTTGAATTTGTTCTCCTCCATAAATATAACCATCTATTTCAGATTGAAAACTTTCAAACCAAGTTTCAACTTCGTCAGTTGTTACTACGCTTCCCAAGTCCCAAGGAATAATACTTTCAAACCAAGTATCTTTGACTCCTTCCATCCACATAATAGTAAATCTTTTAGTAAGATCATCTATCGTGTCTGTTCTCATAACAGCTTTTATAGAAGGGGTCGTTTTAGTGACAAAAGTGTAATCTCTCATAATTCTTTTATTTTTTTAAATATTTATTTTGACATTTACACTATCTATAACTGGTCAATTTGCTCTCTATCTTCTGAGTAACCAAGCTGTCAAAAATAATATATTTTATACCCAATATATTATATACTACAACGGCTTCATCTAAATATTCATAAAGAATAGTATTGTCATTAAAGGTCGTTATTTCTGCTCCGTCTCCTGATTCTATATCCTTGCATAATCTATCAAAAGCGTCAATCAATAGAGCATCGTCCATTATCGTTTTAGAAAGATACTTCATATTCTTAACAGAAGTATCTAGTTCAGAAGCCATTAATTGTAAATCAATATCTAACGGCTCTGATAAACTTGTTATTTTCTTACATAGTGGCATATTATTTATTTTTTAACAATTGTTTTAGGAACAAATTTTGAACGTTGTTTGCCCTCTCCTATTATCATTTTCCAATATTTTTGGAACTCGCATAACCACATTTCAATTTGGTGTAAAGTTATATTACAATCTTTACTTAAAATATATCTTTTATTTATTTTATCCCAATTAAGATACGGCATTGCTTCTCCTCTCTTCTCTCCTATCTCCTTAAGATAAATATTAGCTTCATCTCTTAACCAATAAATAGCTTTTTTTTGTTCTCTTACACCATTTAAATTTGGATAAATCAAACGTATTCCAATAGAAGCTCCTGGACCAACGTTTGTAAAATCATTTTGGTCGAAACTCATAAATTTTCTATCGGTATACTTTGGCATATAAGTAAAATCTTGATAAAATTCGTGAGCTATAAAATCGGCTGCTGCAGGAAAAGTTTTAAGATATTCGATTATTCGTTCAGGAGTTTTAGCACTAACAACTGTTGCTATTAGCTTGCTTATATTTTTATGTAAATAAGGTATTACCATTCTTGTGTAACAATAATCTCTAGGTTTCCCTGGAGTTGCTTGAGAATTTATAAGATACGCCGCCGTGTATGGATTTTGACCACTTAGACGAACGCCCGCTATAAACTTAGAAAACTCTTCCTCATTATATTCTTCCCAATCTGGTATTCCGTTGCGCCATTTAGTAGCCGATATCAATTCTATCTTAGAAGACGAAAATAAATCTTTTTGCACAACTTTATTTTTAGCTTCAAATGTAAATGTTTCAGGGTTATTAAAAAAACGAAAAACCATCATCTTCCAGATCAAATTTTTCATTGTTAAGGAATCGTCTAATATGATATTTTTTATTTGCCATTGACTATTTCTATCAAGTTCTCTATAGACATTTGTAAACTTAGATTCTTGAAATATCTTATTTTTTGTCCAAGGTCTTTCTTTTTTTTCTATAAACCGTCTCTTCCAAATTATTTGTCTTTCATACATTGTTTCAAAAAACAATATTAGATTTGGTTTATATACTTCCAAATTTTCATTAGGTAATTTGTTATACCACGCTGAATTTTCAAACATAATTATAAAGTTTTTGTATTAAGCCTTATCATAAACTCTCTCTTAGCTTCCAAACTTTTATTTTTGATCTTTAACAAAGACGATCTATTTATTTTTTTCAAAGGTCTAAGAGAAGAAGATATCAATTTTAATTCTCTTACATCAAAATTACACATATTATTCGGCGTCTTATCTTTCCCTACAAAATAAACTGAAGCTAGGGGTAAATAAGAATTTCCGTGAAAACTTTGTATCTCAAATAATCTTTTACCCCAAATACTATCTATAGAATCTCTTACAATATCTCCTATTTTAAAATATTCACAAACAATATTTATTTTATTATTCATTGTATAAATTTTCTTTAAATAACTTTGTTAAAAAATAGGGGAAACAAGTTTCTCAACTTAATTTCCCCTATCTAGTATTCACATTTAATTAAAAACAAAACGCTATAACTTGTCTGGGCGTTAATTCGTAATTTGAGCCGTCCTTAAGTTCCTTTAAAATCTCGCAAGCTTTAATGTCAACTAAAGTACCGCATATTTCTCTTACTTTATCGTTATAATCTCTTCTTGCATTTGCCTGTTCTTGATCAGCGGGTAAATTCACCTCTTTATCCTTAGCATCATTAGCTGAAAATGTTTCCGCTCCGACGCCACTGTTTTGAGGAATATATGTTTCATCCCAATCATATATCTTATATCCGCAATCAATTTTAATTCCGTTAGTCCACCAAGTGTCGGGGTCTTTTGAAGGAGCAGTTCCACAATCTTCCAATTTTGTATCCGCTTCAGATTTTTGTACAGCTAAATTCGCCGTATATTCGGGCATTAATACTTCATCTACTTGTTTCTTTATTTCTTTGCCCGTCTTAGATACTTTTATTGAACCTCCGTCTAGGGCGTTCATCATATCAGATTTTTCGACCTCATCCTCTTTTGTCTCTTCCTTATCTGAATCCTGAGCCTTCGTTATCTTATCTTCGTCTGAATTCAATTCTTCATTGTTAGTGAAGTTACCATAAATTCTACCAAACTGAGCGGCTCTCGCTCCTTGAATAGCTTTTTGAATATCGTCCATGGCTAATTAATTTTTTATATATTTACCATATAAAATATGAGCTATCCAACCCAAAACAACTCCGATAGCGAAGCTTACAACATTAGCTATAGAAACCCAAACAGATGTATAGTGAAAATAAAAAAGTAATCCTACTACTATTGCGACTACTATTATCACTAAAATAACATTTTTCTTTTTCATATTTTTTTTGTATTATTTAATTACTAAACCATAGAAGTTTTCTAAACTATACTCTTTATTATAACTGTATTTATCTTTTTGATTATTTACATCGTCCAACATATTATCAAGTAAACTTTTACCATTTTCAGTCTTATAATCTATCTCATTATAAACAGAAAGATTCAACCAAGTCATTTTTAAATTGAATATAACTTGTTCTAATATTTCCTTTTTATCTATTTTAACAAATTTACTGAACCGCGAAGCTATCCATTCAGACATCTCCGATAAATCAATATTTTCAGGCTCCTCATAAGGTGATATTTCTTCAATAAACTTTTCAAACGCCTTTGGACCAAACCCTCGTTTTAATTTTTCTATATTATCAGAAGTATCTCCCATAATAACCTTATATAATAAAACCTCAAAAGGTTTTACGGGTATTA